TAGTTCTTGATGTATCGGCAGGTATATCATTCAATGCAACTCAGTACTCAGAGTTCGTTGTATTTCATGATGGAACGATAGCATATCTCAATACATATTCAGAATTAGCAGATGATGATGATTTGGGAGAGTTCACAACTGAAACAAGTGGACCTCTTGCAAGTGTCATGTATGTCCCTACTAACTCAGCATTGGAGTATGACATCACATTCCATAAAGAGATTATAACAAATGGTGTGGGGGTAGCTTCTACTGCCTTTGGATTAATGGAGTATAAAGGTATTACTAAGACTCTCGCAGTAAGCAATACACTACAGGATGTTGACTTTGTAGATGCAACCATGTATAAGTCTGGGACTATACTTGTATCTGCGAGAGGACCTAATGGTGAAAAAGAGATTGATGAATTTTTATGGTTGATAGACGGATCTAATAATGTCTTGTTTACAAATACTGGTAAGATGGATGCAGACACTGATATAGGAACATTCTCAATCAATAATGTGAGTGATGTCCTCAAGTTACAACACACACCTCCTGTGGGTATGGCAGTGACAGTATCATCTCTTACAAGAGCAGTGGGTGTAGCACAAACACATGGTAATTCAGGTATTGTTGATAAGTATCAAATTGGTGACACTTGTCTAGACAGTTCATTTGTGCAATTGCCTGCTAATGGATCCCCTAGCGAACAAATAATATCACAGAAAGAGTATGCTACTTACACCACATGTAGATTCCATGTTGAAGTTCATAATACAACAGACAATGAGTACTCTGTATACATTGTTGGTTCAAATTCATTTGGTGGTAATGCTACCTACAACACATACAACAATCTATACACTAATGATAGTGAGAAGAGAAATATGGAGAATACTAGCATACATATTACTAGCACACAGACACAACTTAAGTTCTTACCTGTTGCAAACAAGGCATATACGATAAGAACATATGAACTCAAGATTGATAAACCAGATGCAACAGCTAACAATACGATAGTAACTTACTAATGACATTTCAACTAGCGTCAGTCAATAAACAGTTCAATACTGCAAGTGAGAGTTTTCAGACTTCTTTTAGACTCACACATAAACAGGATCTGTTATTTTCTCATGAGATAGATGCTGGTGATGCTGCGACTGTCAATATAGGTAAAGATATAATTTCTATTCCTAATCATTTCTTCACCACAGGTGAGGAATTATCATATGAAGCATTTGATGGTAGACCCATAGGTATAGATCATAACAGTCCTGGTGTTGGTGCTGCAACTACTCTGCCACTCAATGTATTTGTTATAAAACTTACTGAGAATAAATTCAAACTTGCTGCGAGTAAGTCATTAGCTGCAGCAGGTGAAGCGATAGGATTTACCACTGTTGGTGTGGGTACAACACAGAGTTTCACAACACAAAAACCAGACACAAGATGTATCGTTACAATTGATAACGTAATTCAATCACCTCTTCTTGAAAATACTAACGTATCAACACCATTAGTGAGTACGATGTTCAATCGTGAGGCGAGATTCCAAGATGTAAATAAATTTAAGAATTATGATCTCATTAAAATGGGTAATGAGATCATGAGAATACAAGTTATAGGGTTTGGTACGATGCCTGACAATGTGCTTGTGGATCGTGCATGGATGGGCACACAGGAAGAACCGCATCTAATTAATGACCCAGTGAATTTGGTGAGAGGGGATTATAATATAAGAAAAAACAAGATACACTTTGCTGACACTCCATTTGGTGGTACGAGACAGAAGATAGGAATTCAATCTAGTGCAGTCAATGTATCTGCAAGTAGATTCACAGCATTGACTGAGATATTCAGCACTGGTACACAAGTAAAACTTAGATCAAGAACACCACCTGCTCCTCTAGTAGGTAATAATGATTATTTCATTATCAAAAATGGTAATAACGACTTCTCATTTGCAAAAGACAAACCTAGTGCTTTGACAGGAGTCGGAATTACACTTACTTCAGCAGGGATAGGCACTCATAATTTATTAGTCGCTGATGTAATACAAGGAAGTCAATTTCAAGGTAGAGCATTCATAAAATCTGACTACTCAGGTAATGCTGTGCTTGATGATATTTCAAGTGGTTTTACTGGTGTCGGAAAAACATTCACACTCACCAGCAATGGTTCAAATATCACTGGTATTAATACAGACTTTGGTGTAATACTCATCAATAATGTATTCCAAAAACCAGACATTGATTACAATTTTGTTGAGGTTGGTGGTGCCACCTCTATTACATTTACGGGTAATGATATAGCAGGGCAGACAGAAACCTACAGCACATCAGATGTTACCGCCAATAGATTACCTAGAAAGGGAATTATATCTGGTCTTGGTAATACTCAAGGATTTGGATATCAGCAACTACAAACTGGTTTTGGAACTGCAGTAGTCTCAGGTTTTGGTACTATAACTGTTGCTATGGGATTTACTGGTGGTGGATATAGGTCTGACGGAACACAATTCAAAGTAAGGGTAATAGGTGGTAATCCTACAACTGCTGCTGCAGGCACATTCTCTGTGCAAGACGGAAGAATAAAGAAAGTCTTTATGGATGGAACGCCAGGTGTGGGTTACACTCATACAAACGTACCGTTACTTGAATTTGATTCACCATACGCTTATGATGATATCAAACTTATAAGTGGTAACACAGGTATTGGTGCCTCTGTTTCAATAAAAGTAAGTATTGCTGATAGTATATCAGAACCTATCATAACAAATACAGGATATGGATTTACAGTGGGTGAGGTTCTTACAATAGCAGGGATACCTACAAACTTCAGTGCTGGAACTAATTTCCAACCTGCAACATTTACTGTAACAGCAACAAGTGATGATAAGTTTTCAGGTTGGAGTCTAGGTAAGTTCCAAATACTAGATAATTTCTCTAGTGAATTCAATGGTAGTAAAACACAATTTACACTAAAAGAAAATGGAGAACCTATCAGTATAGAAAAAACAGCAGGTAGTCCAATAAGTCTTGATGACGTATTGTTGATCTTTATTAATGATGTTCTACAGAAACCAGGTAAAGCATATACCTTTGAAGGTGGAACACAAATCAAATTTACTGAAGCACCACCCACTGGAGCATCATTACAAATCCTATTCTATAGAGGAACTGATTCAGATGTTATCAATGTGGAAGCAGTAGAGACAATATTGAAGGGTGACATTGTAACTATCGGAAGTCCAACAAACGATAGATCTATACTAAAACAAGATCCAAGAACTATTAGAGAGGTAGTGTCAAGAGATACACTTCAAACCACAATCTATAAATCTCAAGGTATCACAGCATCTAAAACTCCACTTAGACCTGTGATGTGGAGAAAACAAGAAGATGACAAAATTGTTGACGGTGTGAAGGTAAGTAAGGCAAGAGGGTTATATGTTGGTAGAGTTCAACCTGCTACCAGAATCATAGCAGGTGTAGGTACAACATCTACCGTAATGTATGGACAATCAGGTATAATTGGATTTACAAAAACTGAAGATCCAAATGTGTCAGAATTTGCAATTAAAGTTTTAGACACTGATAAGGATAATACAGGATTTGGCACCACTGGATTTAATTACCCATATAAATCAATTGAAGGTGTGACTATGGAAGGTGATCAGGGTGTCATTGTTGGAGTTGGATCTACTGCTACAGGTCTTCAATTTGAATTTTCTATACCTTCCAACTCTGTGTTGAGAGATAATGCTTTTGGTGGATTCACAGAGACTGGAATAGGCACGGGTGATTTCTTCATTGTAAGTAGATCGAATATTGGATCAGGGGTGACTGCAATGTCATTCAATGGTTCAACAACAGTTGGTATGACTACTATTGCAGTTGATGGAGTATTCCAAGTGAGTAATATTGCAAGAGTAGGTGCAGGCTCTACCATTAGAGTATTTACAGAGATTGCATCAAATCATGGAGTGAACGTAACTGGACTAAGTTCAGGTGTAGGTAACTACTATGGTGCATACTCTTACGCCAAATTTACAACAGGAGCTGTAGGTATGGCGTTTACTGTGAACCCCATGAGTGGTCTTACAGGATTATCAACTGCTCCTCAAATCCAAAGGGCAACGAAATTGTCACTGGATTACACATAAATAACAATTACGAACTAATTTAGTTTCAAAATAATGCCAGCGATCATCACTGATCAGATAAGAGTTTTAAATGCGACGAATTTCGTTAGTGGAATTTCGACGACTGACAACAGTTATTATGTCTTCATAGGTCTACCAAATGCTACTTCTGTGGCATCGGATTGGAACACTGCCACTCCTTCACCTATTGATAATTTTGACGAGCATGACAATGTATACGATTCTCTAATATCTGCCAAAAAAATCACCTCATCCGACGTGTTGAGAGTAATCAGAAAGATTACATGGACAAGCGGTACGATATACGAAATGTATCGTCCAGACTATAGTATTGATAGATTAAGTCCACAAACAAATTCATCAAGTTTGTACAAAGCAAACTATTATGTAATGAACTCGGACTTCAGGGTTTATGAGTGCATTTACAATGGAGCAGCTCCAGCAAACAGTGGTGGTGGTGTTATATCTCTTGAGGAACCAGTGCACACTGATCTGCAACCAAGATTAGAAAGTGATGGTTATGTTTGGAAGTATCTTTATACTATAAAACCAAGTGATATTATAAAATTTGACAGTGCTGAGTTTATACCAGTCCCACAAAACTGGTCATCAAACACAGACGTAGCAGATGTGAGAAATGCTGCTGTAGATGGAAAGATAGAAACTATTGTGATTGAGGATGTCACGAATGCGACATATCAATTCAATGGCACAAAAAACGCTGTTCCTATAAGAGGAGATGGATCTGATGGTCTGGCATCTGTCACATTCATCAACGGTAAACCCTCTGCTGTTCAAGTAACGAATGGTGGTAGTGGATATTCTTTTGGAACTCTTGATCTAGATGATGTGGTCACAGGAAG